TTCTGCTGGTGGCTTCATGCACCCCGGTGGAGTTGGCTCAAAAAAAAAGTATGATAACGGGGGGAATGTAGCTCTAGAAGATAATGATCCACGATTAGCAGATGAAAAAACATTTGAATTTATTGAAGAACAGACTAGTCTTATTCCACAGGATAAACCTCCTCTTATATATACGCCAGAAGAAGAAGAATTTAATCCACAAGCTAACGTAGTAACTGAAAAACGACTTGATAAAGAAGCAATACTTCGGTCTCTTTTAGAAATAATTTCAAAAGGCGAAGGTACTAATCGTCCTTCTGGATATAATATTATATACGGATATGATAAATATAAAACAGATGATATGAAAAATCAATTAGAAAAGACACCTTTATCTAAAATGACTTTAGAACAAGTGCAAGAATTTCAAAAAAAATTAATAGAGCAAACTAGAGGAACGCTTTCACCGCCTATTTCAAAAAAAAAGGGATCAGGGGCAGTAGGTAAATATCAAATTAATTATAAGAATATAAAAAATTGGTTAAAAAAGAAGAGGTTTAATAAAAACACTATTTTTTCTCCTGAAGTACAAGATGAAATGGCTGTAGAACTTCTTAAAGAGAGTAAATTAGATGATTTAATTAATCTTAAAATTACTCCTGAAGAATTTCATAATAGAGTAGCAAATATATGGCACTCTTTTGAAAAATATAATACTCCTGATAAAAAGAAAAAGATTAAATCAGATGAATTACAAAAATTAATATATAATAATATTCGTAAGCTAAAAAAGATGGAAGGCGGATTTGTATCCGCTTGACAAGAAGGTCAGCCACCCGATTTATCGGCTCTGACAAATAACACCTAAGAAGACGGTTACCCAATTCTATAATTGGCCCCGTATGGAGGTATAAATGAGTGAAACAACTTTAATTAACAAGGAAGATACCGAGGTTACCCCATATCAAAATGCTTATCGAAAAGACTTAGCAATTGATGACGATGAAGCAGAATCTCTTGATCTTGCCGATGTACAAGGCGTAAACAAGGATACTTCTAGCCTCATCCAAAATGAAGAACAGGAACATGATTGGAAGAAGCGATATAGCGATCTAAAGCGATATCATGACACCAAACAAAATGAATGGAAACAGGAACAACAGTTAGCGGAAGCGAGGTTTGCAGCACAACAGCGTGTTCCTGCTGAACTTCCTAAAACTCAAGAGGAACTGGAAACATTCAGAGAGGAGTATCCTGAAATCTTTAGTGTAATGCAATCTGTCTCGCAACTTGAAGCAGGTTCTCGTGTTAATGAACTTGAAAAGCAAATCGAGCATCTACAGGAGAATGAGTCAAAAGCAAGAGAACAGGTCGCTGAACAGGAATTGCTAGTTAAGCACCCAGACTTTTTTGAACTAAAGGAAAGTCAGGAATTTCTTGATTGGCTAATACTACAGCCAGAAAATATTTCTGATGGACTTTACAAGAACAAAACAGATGTTGCATGGGCATCTCGCGTAGTTGACTTGTATAAATTAGAAACTGATCGCTCTCAGAAACAGCCTAAATCTAAAGGTAGGCAAAATGCAGCAGAAGCAGTGACAAAAACACGCGCTCTTTCTTCTGATAATATGTCACAGGAAAAAAAGATTTGGACTGTCGAAGAAATTTCTCGCTTGAAACCACATGAATTTGAGCAACTAGAATCTGAAATTGATGCGGCTAAACGAGAGGGAAGAATCCAATAACAATAAGGAGATACTAAAATGGCATTTGGAGTAGCAGCCGGATATAGTAACCTGCCTAACGGTAAGTTTCTACCGGCAATCTATAGCCAAAAAGTACTCAAATTCTTCCGTCGTGCCTCTGTAGCAGAAGCAATTACTAATACAGACTATGCGGGGGAAATTGAAAATTTTGGCGACACGGTGAAGATTATTAAAGAACCATCAATCACGGTATCCTCGTATACCCGTGGTTCCGTAGTCAACACTGAAGACCTGTCCGACACCGAGATTACTCTTGCTGTCGATCAGGGTAATTACTTTGCTTTTAAAGTTGATGATGTCGAAGAGCGGCAGAGCCATGTTAATTGGGAAGCTCTGTCCACTTCTAGCGGCGCATACAGCCTGAAGAAGGCATATGATTACAATGTTTTGAAGAATATCAGCGACAATGCTGCTACTGACACTACCAATCTTGGTGCTGCCAGTTCAGCGATTTCGTGCAACACCGGCAACGAGTGCGCTAACTATCTTAGCACTTTTGCTCGTCTGTTGGACGAAGGTGACGTTCCTGAAGAGAACCGTTGGATTGTGGCCCCGCCCCAGTTCTACGAAATTCTGCGTCAGGCGGATGCCAAGCTGATGGATTCCAGTGTTACCGGCGAAGATAAGTCTGCTCTTATGAATGGTGCTGTCACCTCTCGTAAGATTCACGGCTTTACTTTGTATCAGACTAACGCGATTGCTGTTAGCTCTGCTGGTACTGCTGCGTCCCACACTTTCGGTCCTTCGGCCACCAGCGGCGAGACTATCGTTCTTGGCGGTCACATGAGCGCGGTTTGCACTGCTTCCGCAATCGCAAAGACCGAAGTGATCCGTGACCCCGATAGCTTTGCAGACATCGTTCGTGGTCTGCATGTTTTCGGACGTAAAGTGCTACGCTCTTCAGGCACCGGCTTTGTCGGCGTCTACAAGGGTGTACCTGATCTTAACACATAATAGGGAGGACTAAAAAATGGCTACTTATACTATTGACAATGTAGGCACTGCTGGTCATCCCGCAAATGCAGCTGCTGTTCGTGTTGTTGACATGGTGATCGACTTTAGTGAAACCACTAATGTCGCCAACGATGTTTTTGAATGCATTAGCATTCCAGCTAATACGTACATTATTACGGCGGGTGTTGATGTGTTGACCGCAGATTCTGCGGGTAACAGCGGTACTCTCTCTCTAGGAGATGGTGCTGATGTTGACCGTTATATCACTGCTGGTGCGCCCGGTAGTACTACTATGACTATCAAGGCACAAGCAGGTACTAGCGCAATGGGAACGACTTCGGTTGCTTACGGTATTCATACCGCTGCCGATACGCTTGATCTTGTTGTGGGTACTGGTGCGCTTAACGGTAAGTATCGTGTTTGGGCATTGACTGCCGACTTCGGTGGCATGGGCGATGCTGAATCACAAGTTGTAGGTTTCTCGTAAACCTTGAGTAACGGTTTCGGAGGGTCCGTTCAAAACCCTCCACCTTAACCTAATTAAACGGAGTTTATAATGAAACTGTTTAGAAAAATCAAAGAATGGCTAAAGCGTCTTTGGACTATTAGCTGTCAAAAGCACAGCTTTTGTAAGTAAAGTAAAATGACCTGTAAGAAATGTGAATGTGAAGATTGTCAAGATGAATGCATCTGTGAAACATGTACTCACGAAGCATGCGATTGTCAGAAAGGGGAAGAGTAGTAATGGGTAAACCTAAGTTAGAAGATTATAAAACCGCTACAGCTTGGCTAAAAGCTATGGATAAGCATAAGGCTGTAAAAAGTAATACTTCTTCTACACCAAAAGCAAAACGTAAAAAAAGTGCGTCTTCTTCTCAAGGTGTATTAGAAACAGATTATGGGTTTGGTAAATATGTACCAAAAAAACATGGACATTATACAGATTATCTAAAAAAACAACATTTAGGACCATTAACTAAAGAAGTAGCTAAAGATGATGCTGTTTTACAAGCAGGAAAATATATTGGGCCTAGAACTAATGTTAAACGAGCACAACGATCTTCTGAAATAACTGAACGTATGAAAAAGGATGCTGCAAGAACTAGTAAATTAGGTAAACCTGCTTCTGAAACTAGAACAAGATATTATGAAGAACTAAATAAAGAAAGAGCTAATTATGGTTTACCTTCAAAAGCAGAAGGAGAATTACCAAAACAATATCTTCCTAAAAAGAAAAAGAAAGCCAAAGGCGGCTACGTTAAGAAATATGCTAAAGGCAGTGGCGTAAGAAAGGCGCGGTAGAGATGAATGGCGTGGAGATGGACTGCACTCATAGTTTATTTAATAATCTGCATCTATGATTTTGTAGTTGTACCTGTGTGGTATGGACTAAACAGACCAGACCTTGCTTCCTTCGTAACATATATAATAACAATTGAAGACCCATTAGTACAATTAGAATTAATGAAAAAAATGACAGGGCAACACACCCCTTTTACTCTTATGGGCGGCGGATTATTCCACTTAGCCTTTGGAGCATTACTTACCGGATCAGTATTTGGTAAGGAAAAATAAATAATCGCCAATCATGGGATTATTAAAACTCGCTGAAAAGGAGATTAACTATGAATACAGCACTAGATATGTTCAGACAAATGTCGGTAGGTTTCGATGACTTCTGGATTCCAGAAACAAAAACAACGTATCCTCCGTATAATATTGTAAAAGAAGGTGACAACGAGTTTACGATAGAGCTAGCTCTAGCAGGATTCTCAAAAGAAACCGTAGAGATTTTTGAAGAAGATAACAAGTTGACGATTATCGGAAAACAAGATAATGCGCAAAAGGATAGTAAGGAGCTTGTATACAATGGATTGGCACGGCGTCAGTTTACTAGGATTTTCAATCTGGCTCCTAATGTTGAAGTAAAGGATGCTCAGTTTAAGAACGGTATCTTGAATATCCGTCTTATACGAGAGCTTTATAAGAATCAAAGGACCATTAAGATTTCATAAGGAGACTTTTGAGCATGAAAAGATTACTGGCAGTTCTCTTCCTTTTAACCTTCTGGTTCGTGGGGACTGCTTATGCTCAACAAATGTGCTATTCTTTTGAACAAGTCGAAAAGATACTAAAAAATTTCGGAGAAAGCAAAGCATGGTTCGGTCTATCGGATTTTCCGAATGAGAATAAAGGTATTACCTTTTTGTATATTAATTCCGACACAGGTACATGGTCTATTGTGTATCATCACTTTGAAAGCGAAAAAGCATGTATCTTGAACATAGGTAGAGTATCAGAATTTATGGAACTAAAGGAAAAACTAAAAGGAACGGCTTCCTAAGATGAATTATTTACAATTATGCAATGCTGTGCTTCGTTCTCATAATGAAGTAGAATTGACTGCTGCTAACTTCAGTAATAGCAAGGGTATCCAAACTGCGGTTAAGGACTTCGTGAACCGCAGTATCAATGATATCTACACTGCTGAACTGGAATGGCCGTTCCTTCATACAGATGGAACAATTACTACTGTTGCAGGAACAGCAGAGTATGCTCTGGAATCCGGTTTTAAATCAGTAGATGTAGATACCGTATATTTAATTGAATCTGGTACAGATGTGAAGATTATCCCGTATGTTCCGTATGTTCAATTTACTCAACAGTTTCGGGAGCGTGATCTTGATCCTACTACTACAGATAACAGGGCTAAACCTGAATATCACTATCTAACTCAGGATGATAAGATAGGGCTTACTCCTGTTCCTGATGCGGAGTATACTGTGCATTACGAATACTGGCAGACCCATACAGACCTTTCTGGGTCTACTGATGAACCTGTATTACCTGCACGATATCACGATGTTGTCGTAGCACGGTGCGAATACTACGTGCACCAGCTTCGTGCAGACCTGCAAGCAGCGACTTTAAAACACTCTGAGTTTGAAAAAAGGATTGAGCGAATGCGTGTTGATCTGATTAATAAGCCAGACCTTATGCGCTCTACAGCAGTTAATGCTGGTTCTCAATCTAATACACGGCATCCTAAGTACTTCTAGTATGTCAGTATCCCGATTAAGAACAGTAGGACAACTTCTTGGTTCTTCAGCTACAGTATACACATGTCCTACTGGATTTGAAGCAGAGTTAAAAACATTCAATGTTAATAACTTACATACTTCTGCTGTTGATCTTACTCTTAAGGCTGTAATTTCTTCTAGCGACATACCTATTGTAACCACTAAAAGTATAGCAGCGGATGCAATCGTAGACCTTCTTAATTCAAGACCTATTGCTCTTAAAGCATCTGATACTCTTGTAGCTACTGCTGGAACAGCAAGTTCGCTCAACATAGTTGTAACAGTATCAGAGACATTTACAGGATAACGAATAAATGGCAGATGACGCAACTGTAACATTATCAGCTACTGTTTTACCTGATGAGATAGCTAAAACTATTGCAGGAACTATGACGTTAGCTCCAGCAGATGCAAATGACAAATGGTACTACAAGTTTACCTCTGTATCTAATGCTAGTACGGATTTAATCGCCGGTTATTTTACGGACTATACTGCTGTAGATGATGATACTGCACCAACAGCAGTGCATACAGCGGATAAAGTTAAGTTCCTGTTTATCAAGAATACAGATGGATCAAATGATGTATATCTTGTATTTGATGCGGGAACTGTTGCAACATCGACAGCAGACGCTATTAAAGTTCCAGCAAATACTGCTTGGTTTGGTCAGTTGCCCAATACAACGGTGGCAGAGATTCACGCTATCTCTTCCACTTCTACCGTTAACTGTATCGTAGCCGCTCTTATAGATGATGTAGCTTAATGGAAAATATTCAACAACAAATTGTATCGCTTGATGGAGGGCTAGTTCTTAATAAAGACCCGTTTACTCAACCTCCCGGTTCAGCATTACAACTACAGAATTTTGAACCATCTATTAGGGGCGGGTATCGAAGGATAAATGGTACAAATAAGTATATCCTAAAAGAGTTCAATGATACTAATTTAGGAACTTCAGGCAAAACAGGTTCTGATGGCATCCTTCTTTCCGCTATTTTAGGAAATGATGTTGTAGCAGCAAGAGGGGCTGTATTGGGAAAAGCTACTTCAACTTTTCTTACTGATGATCATACTGATTCAGTTGCTACGTTTACTGTAAATAGTACAAGTGGTTTTGCTTCTAGCGGTACGTTACATATCGGTTCAGAACAAATATCATATTCGGGCAAATCTGCCACAACCTTTACAGGAGTTAGCAGAGCGCAAGGAGGAACATCAGCAGCAGAGCATCTTAATAAGGCTATTATTTCTACCGGCTGGACTAAGATTGATGAAGCAAGAACTTCAGCAAATGAGTATACTTTTACCAGATACAATTTTAGCGGTACAAATATGATGGCTATTGCTGATGGACAAAACTACGCAGCATCTTATGACGGAACTACGTATACGCTATTAAATGGGTCTATTGGCTCTGGATCAGGAACAGCACCAACATCTATTGAATCTATCTTTGCATTTAGAAATCATATGTTCTTCGCTAAATCCTCTTCAGAAGAGCTTGTATTTTCTGCTCCGTTTGCTGAAAATGATTTTACTCCTGCGAATGGCGCAGGAAGCATACGAGTAAACGATACGATAAAAGGGCTTCATGTTTTTCGTGAAAAATTAATTATTTTTTGTAAGAACAGTATTTATTCTTTAACAGGAAGCAGTATTGCAGATTTTGTAGTAGAGCCTATTACAAGAGATATTGGTTGTTTGGATAAATTTTCTATTCAAGAAATAGGCGGCGATCTTATTTATCTTTCTCCTGATGGACTTAGAACCATAGCTGGTACTGAAAGAATTGATGATGTTGAATTAGGAACAATAAGTAAGCCAATACAAGAACGTATTGATGATATAGGTTTTGATAATCTTACTTCAGTTGTTATTCGTGAGAAATCACAATACAGACTATTTTATCCGACAACATCGGGTGTTGAAAGAAATCAGTATGGTATTTTAGGAACAATAAAACAGAATAATGAAGGACAAATAGGTTTTCAATGGGCAGATATTATCGGAATAAAGCCAAGTTCTACTGATTCAGAATACATAGCACAAATAGAAGTCGTAATTCACGGTGCATATGATGGGTTTATATATCAACAAGAAAATGGAATTACTTTTGCTGGGACTAATATGGAAGCAATTTATCGTTCAGCAGACCTTATTATAGGTGATGCAGGAATAAGAAAAAGTATGCAACGGGTTATCACAAACTATAGAAGTGAAGGTTCCGTAGATGCAAGATTACTACTAAGATACGACTACGACTCATCAGATACTCCACAACCTGATGCGTATACAGTTAGTGAAGGAGCAGCTACAGCTATCTATGGAAATCGTAGAAGTACTTATGGTCAGGCTGTTTATGGTGAAGGTGGTAATCCACTAACACGACAATCGGTAGAAGGCAGCGGATTTGCTGTTGCAATTAAAATGAACGAAGATGCTGGATCATACCCATTCGTATTAA